TGTCAATATCGGTATTGGCGCGGTCGCTAACGTTATAACGATTGGTACAGTCTCAGGTGCTGCTTCCTTGAGCTTGTTAGTAGGCACAGGAAACTTCGCATTAAACGGTGCTGCAACCTCTACCTATACTGTTGGCGCTGCTACGACCACAGGAACTATTTCTATCGGTGGTACAGCACAGACGGGCACAATGACCATAGCAGGCGGTACAGGGGCTCAAACGATCAATATTGCAAACTCAGGAACTGGTGTAAAAACTGTCAATATTGCTGGAACTGGTGCCGCTAACTTAGTGACAATCGGTTCAACAACAGGTGCAGCAGCAGTTACCTTGCAAGCCGGAACTGGTCTCATCACTATGTCTGGTAAAGTAGCTCTTAACTCAGCTGCTGGCCCACAAGTATTAGCAGGCGCTGGTGATCCAGGTGGTGTTGTTACAGCTCCTCAAGGATCTCTGTGGTTAAGAACTGATGGATCTAGTACTTCAACAAGAGCTTATATCAATACAAACGCTGGTACTGGTTGGACAGCTATAACAACAGTTGCATAAGGATTAAAATGATCAAAAATTTTTCAAGAATAGAATATTCATTTAATGGAAAAGAACATTTTTACATGTGTAATGCAGATACATCACTTGCTGATGTAAAAGAAGTTCTTTCTTATTTCATTAAATATGTTAACGAAGTTGAAGATGCTGCTAAAGCTAAAATTTTAGAGAAGCAAAATGAAATGGAAATTGCTAAAGCCGAATAGGGGAGTATATGCAAACAAATAGAATTGCTTGGGAAACTTTAAGAAGCATAGATTCTTCTACATTTACTGGTTTATATCAGAATGTAGGCACTCCTTTAGCTAATCCCTCTTATATCTGCAAACTTGTCAATAATTCATCTGTCCTTGTGACAATTTCAATTGATGGAATTAATGATATCGATGTAGCTCCTGCGAATTCTTTTTGGCTTTATGATGAAGGAAAAGTAGGCGTATCAGGTGCATTTCCAGCACTGTCCCAAGGAACACAAATACAAGTAAAAGGATCTGCTGGCACTGGATCTGTTTATCTGGTTTCTCAATACATTATTGTGAGCTAAACAATGTCTCAAGCAGGTCAAATCAATTCCTCTTCCGGCCCAGTCCCCCCAACGGTTGCTACATCCTATGTCACAGATAATGGAACAGCTGTACCTGCGGCTAATATTTTAATAATTCATGGAACTGATTCAAGCCAAAATTTGGATGCAGGATTAATCGTAAACGGGGGAGTAGTAGGAACAGGGACTTCAAATGAAGTTGATGTCGTTGTAACAAATCGGATACGCGGAACTGTTACAACAGCAGATGCGACTCCTACAACCCTTTCTAGTTTTGTTATGGGTGCTACTCCAGGAGTATATAATTTCGACATTCAAGTTGTTGGATTTGATGTTACTGATACAGCAGGAGTAGGATATTTTATTTCGGGATCAATAAGAACTACTGGAGCTGCTGGAGTGGTTGTAGGAACACCAGATAAGATTACTAATGAAGAAGCTTCAACGATTGGATGCGATGCAAACCTTATTGTCAGTGGGAATAATGCCATTGTTCAAGTTACAGGAATTGCAGCAAAGACAATCAATTGGAAAGCTCTAAGTGCATATGTTTTTGTAAGTTAAAATCGAGGTTAATGTGGCAGGTTTTGATAATGATGTCGTCTATGGTACAAACATAGATCTTAGTGGTGCTGGAGGGGGTAGAGGCGGTAATGCGACTATCCTGACAAATGGTCAATTACTCATAGGAACAACGGCATTAAATGCTGGAGGAACACATGTTACCGTAGGTGTATTGACTTCCCCTGGTGGTACACTAAATATTGGTTATAGTTCTCCAAATATAACTTTAGACATTGCTGGTGGCGGACAAGCGTTAGAAACACTTTCAAGCGATATTGGAACATTAATAACTCCTAGCCCAACTCATAATATTCAGCTTGTTGGACATGTCAACGAACAAGGTGCAACCAAGTTTAGTACTGTTGTTGCTGGCACAAATATAGCCAATATTAATCCTATGTCTTCCTCTAGATGGATTGTAGACCCTCTTGGATTCAATGGGACTAGTACTTCAATAGCCGCCGCAATCACCTCTGCAACTTCAGGTGATACGATATTTATCATGCCAGGAACATATACAGAGAATCTTACTCTAAAAGCAGGAGTAAATCTTACTGCTTATGGATCAGATAGTTCCCTGAATGGCACTGGTCATGTAATCATCAATGGTATATGTACGATGACAACTGCTGGAACCGTAACTATATCAGGAATACAGCTACAAACTAACTCAGCAGCTTTATTGGCTGTTACTGGTTCAGCAGCATCTGTTGTAAATATACAAAATTGTTTTTTAAATTGTTTAAATAATACTGGTATTTCTTTTACGGTAGCTAATGCTTCTGCGGCAATTAATATCTCCGATTCAATGGGTGATATTGGGACAACCGGAATTACATTGTATGTCTCTACTAGTACAGGGTCTATATTCACAACCAATCTTTTGATGTTAAATTCTGGTGGAGCAACCACTGCATCTTCAAATTCTGCGGGCATTGTAAATTTAACCTATTCTCAATTTAACAATGCTTTTAGTTCCAGCAGTACTGGTGGGATGGGCATTACCAATACGTTTATTACTTGTGGAGCGATAAATACAACATGTTTAACTTTAAATGGCACTGGTCAAACTGTTGTTCAGTCCTCCGCAGTAGCAAGTGGTACGGCGTCAGCAATATCAATTGGAACCGGAGTTACCGCAGACGTTTATTCCAATAGAATTGCTTCATCGAACACAAATGCGATCACAGGAGCAGGAACAATAAATTATGGTTTGTTAATTTTCTCTGGTACTTCTCAGACTATTAATACCACTACACAGGTAGGTGGAACTATTAAAGGCGGCGTTGCTCAAGCTCCTTCAGCTGGATATTTAGGGGAACAAATTCGCGCAAATGCCACCGGTGTTGTTTTAGTTTCAACTACAGCAAAAACAATCACAAGTATTAACTTAACCCCTGGCATTTGGGACCTATCAGCGGTGGGAGAGGTTGTATTTACAGGTGGGGGCACAACATTTACAATTAATATAAGCACCACAAACAATACGATAACCGGAACTCAAGGGGATGCATATACAAATACCATTATTGCTGGGATGGGTGAAATGGCTGGCTCCATTCCTTCTTACCGAGTGACTGTGACAGCGACAACCACCTATTATTTAGTTATGACAGCTACTTTTGTCACTACAGGAACAGCATATGGCAGAATTAGTGCAACAAGGGTTGGTTAAAATTATAAATTTCTTCAGTATAACCTTTTCTCATCCAATGGATATTTCTTTCTTTAGAACTAAGATTGAGTAAATTATCTGCAAAATCACCGACAGTGAATTTATTCGTTTCGTGATTTATTGAGATAAATTTTGGTGTAGATAGAGCTATCTTTTTTACATAAGCTTGCATATTTTTCTCATCTAGCTCTGTCAGGGAATCCACGTTAATAATTAAATCATAATGCTGATCTTTTTCATTTAAAAATTGGTCTGGTGTCAATATTTTAATTTGATTTGTTGAACTTTTTTCTCCTAGTAAAGCGACTTCATTTTCTCCTAATACCTTACCTAAAAAGTAAGCTTGAGCCATGTTGCTGATAGGAATATCTATGATAGTGTAGTCTTTAATTCCAAATATTCGTGCATAATAAGCGTTTCTACCTAGCCCAGCACCTATTTCAAGAACCTTAGGATTTTCTATGCCTTTAACATGATGAGCTATTAAATATGCTTGATATATAGCCCAAATAGATCTTTCAGATGCAATCCCTTTCGGGGTAAAAATACCGATTTCATCTTTAAAAGGATTAGGGAATAAAATTTCTTTGCCAAGTTTATTTTCAATACAACTCAAAACTTCATTGGCTATCCATTTTCTTGGCGCAGATCCATAGGCTTCAGGATTATCAAGTCTAATTGCTGAAATTGATTCTCCAAATCTCACTAGAAAATCTAAATTTCTTAAGCCAAAATAAACAGAATTATATGTCCTTACATATGCAAGGCCTTCTTTTGACATCAATTCAAATCCGTAAAACAACTCATTTTTTTCTGGGTTCCGGAGTATATTTGCACATTTATTAAAATCCCCAGAAAGAAAGGTATTATGAATTTCTCGTTGCTGATCAAAAAATCCTTGCCACATGGAATTGCCTAAATGCTCTTTTTTTGCTAATTGATATGATGAAATTATTCGCTTTATCAATTTGGTATCATTTATAGCATATCCTTCTGCAAACGCTGTGAAAATAGGTACATTAAGATCAAATTCTTCAGGTCTTCTAAAATATTCCTGGGCAAAACAATTCATCATCGTGGTAATGCAAAGCAATAAAATAATCAAATATTTTTTCATGTTGTACCCTTAGGAATATTAATGTGTATTTTGACGCAATAAATCAATCGTTGAAAAAATTTCCTTGTATGCTTGCATTTTACCTTGATGCATCCAATAGAAACATTTTTGATCTCTATTCATCTTTCTAGGAAAAGAAGCAATGATTTTTTCAAGATTATCTATACGTTCGTTTAAATAAGAATGGAGGGGATAAATATCATATATTGGAAAATTATTCTCCCCAGTCATAGCTAAATCGGTATCTGATTCTTGTGGGAATTCCACATTTTCAGCATAAAGTGGCTTAAAAGAAAAAAAAGATAACATTGCAAGTGTTAAGAATGCTAACATATTTTTTTTCATATTTCCTCTCTTAATGGTTTTTTAGGTCTGTCACTACATTGAGGACAGCCCTCCTTTGTATCAGCGTAAATACATTTTTCACTACGCCATTCGTTACATTTCATGCAATAAATTGCAGCATAAGATCCACTGTAACATACCCTAGTTTTACATTTATAGCATTCAAGTTTTTTGAAAAATTGTTTTAATGTCAGTTCATCCATTCTGATCTTCATTATGAAGGATTCTATAGGCAAAGATCAAGGCAGCTCGTTCTTCATCATCTAATTTACATGCCCAAAGGATTAGATTTTGAATATCCCGAGGTTGGTCCGATAATAATTCGACTGCATCATCCAATAGTTCGGTAAAGTCTTGTCTTTTTTCCATATTTTACCATAACGTCTGATAATGACGCTTATGTAGCTATTTTTATGCTGTCCTTAGTGGGAGTTATGTAATTTTGGTCAAGGCTTTTTCACCGATCATGATTTCTTCATATGATGAACCAAAACGCCTAAAATAAAACCATTCTTGCGCTTGTTGTCTTAAACACACTAAATACAACTTGTTTGCCAAATCATATTTTATTTGCATTTTTCGCATAAGGAAAGCGACACTTATAATACCTCGCTCTTTGAAAAAAGCAAATGCTTTATCTTGATCTGACTCCATTAGGAACTCCTGTTTTTGATTGTGGGAAAGGGGAATGTAAAAAAAGGATATGCCAATGGGAAAAATAGGTAAAGAAAATTTTTGTAAAAATATATTGAAAATAGGTTGGAAATTCTGTAATGTGAAAAAAAATTCAAGGAGTGAATATGCCACAAGCACCTAAAATAAAAAAAGTCATGACAGAGTTTAAGGCAGGAAAATTACATAGTGGAAGCAAAAAAGGCCCTGTAGTCAAAAATCCAAAACAAGGGATTGCAATAGCTTTATCGGAAGCACGAAAGTCGGGAGCTAAAATTCCAAAAAAAGGTAAGTGATGGATAAGCAAATTAATAAAATAAAAAAAGATCTTGATAAAGGTGGCAAAGACACTAAAACCTTGCTCAAGATGGACAAGAAACAAGATAAAAAAATTGAAAAATACGACAGGAAGATGAAAGGAAAAAAAAAATGAGGAACAGCTTCAAAGGCTTATTACTCATTCCAATTCTCTTCATGCACTCTTGCGCCGCTTTTACACCGATAATGGATGATGTAGAGAAAATTGCCGATAATGATGCAATTACGCTAAAGTGTGACAAAGATACTTTCCAAAAAAATACTGATGTTCATATAGCCATCGATGTAATTAATAAAGATCCTTTAAAATAATGTGTGGATCATTTCGTTAAATGCCTCGAAATGATCCCCATTGGGCTGCCGGAAGGGGTAAGTCAATATTTATGCTTTAGAATTTTTTGCCAACCATGCAATGAATGTTTTGGTTGTGTGTTCTTTATGTGTATCAAATATATTGATACAGGTACGATAATTCCATTTTTTAACCGCCATTGTTTCAGCCATAAATAATTTGAAGTTTTCTAAATCATGGTGCCAATTTTTCTCAAGATAAGCATTAACTTCTTCAGGCTTAAAATCTTCTTGAGTAAATTCTTCTTCATAAGGCAGGGATATTGGTTCCTCTTTCTTTGCTTTTTCATATTTCTTTGGGGCTTGATAACCCATTGCAGAATTTCCGTCATCGTCTTCATCAGGAGCTACACCAACAATTGCAGCCAGTGCATATCTTCTTAAATAGGTCAGGCAAGAACCTAACAATTGAAGTTCATTTACTTTTTTAGGTTTTCCCCATTTATCTGTCTCAGCATTTTCAGGCACTTTAATCTTAATAGGTAAATAAGAACGCATCCATTGTCCGCTAGCATGGCCTAAGGTAGTTGCCAAGTACATTTCTCCATCATCGGCCTTATTCATCGTTTGTATAACAGCTAATCCATGTTGGCTGAGCGCATCTCGGCAAGCATTCCATACGCTACTTAAATCTGCATATTTAGATCCAAAAAAAGGATTGTTTGAATCTTTAGCAGCCGCAGACATTTCACCTTGAGCTTTTGATAATGCGGTAATCAATTCATTTATATCATTGCTATGGAAATTCATAATTCTCCTTGTCCATTTATTTTTTTAAGTTTAAACTTAGTAATGTCAAATTCATTGAACAGCTCCTGTTCATGCGGGAGAGAAGTCGGGGAAAGCTTCTCTTCCTTCCTTTTTATAGGCACTCTAATTTTTTGGCGAAAACCTCTTACCCATTGCTTGTCCCCCAATTATCCAAAAAATCTTCGTTGCTTTCAATTTCTATAAATTTATCTATGTCTTCGTTAAGAATAACGATATCTTTCTTGTCTAAATTAAATTCTTTAGCAATTTTCATTGCATGTGGTTGGTCGTTATCTAAAGAAAAGAGAAACATTCCTAAAAAATCTTCCATGTAAGGATCTTTAGCAATTCTCGATAGCTGGTATATAAGCGATTCTTTGCTATCAGATAACCTTATTACAGCCTGATCATGAAAGATCCCTTCCAAAGCATCTTCGTCATAAGGTCTAAACATAAACTCTCCTTTAAAAATTTAAATAACATGTTAAAGCAATTGTCTTTTTTTAGCACTTGCCGTGTTGTACTGCTGAAGTATAAGACAAACTCTTTTTTTCATGTTTGGTGTTGACCTTTATGAAAAGGCTGGTATAATTAATGCACAAATTGTAAAGCTTATTGCCCATTTCGCGCAATACTTTTTCCAAATAAAATAAAAGGCTACTCATGAAATTAAGTGATTACCTAGAGGAAAGGGGAATTTCAGCCCGAAAATTCGCTGCCAAGGCTAACATTACCGCTCCCACTCTTAGAAATGCGATCAAAGGTAAAGATATTCTATTAAGCAATGCTTTGAAAATCGAACGTGCATCCGAGGGAAAGGTAAAATGTAAAGATTTGATCGATGACGACCTTCTGAAATAGGTTGGAATCAAAAAAGTATTTGTATAGTATTTGACGGAACTACGCAACCGTTAATTGCGGAGCTCTAAAAACAAACCTAGGATTATTAGGTTACATGATTTATTTAGTATTACAGCCGAAAACCATACCTCATCCACGATTTTTTTTCCATACATTTATGTGGCTGATAATAAAAAGTTTTGATGAAGAAGAACAGTTTTGTCACTTCTGCAAATTTTCTGGGATCGATTCTGATTGATTTAGAAGACTTGCAGTGCTATGGTTTAAAAAAGAAAAGGCCAGTTTGTCGCTGGCCTTTCAGAGAAACTTAGCTATGTGCTGATACTGTATTCATTATCATAGCTCAGTGAAAACATTTTCACAAGAGGTTTTTTTGGCTATGACCACCAAGAATAAAATTCCATTTAATTTTGTAGCTATCCCTGAATATTTTTTTAGATCCGGTTGGATTCCCAAGGATGATGAGAAAAAATATTGTAAAATGATGAAATTTCTTCATTGGGCTTTTGGCAAATGCTCTTCTTATCAAAAAAGAATACCTCATGATAGGAAAATGATTACCCTTCAACCATACGAATTTATTTTTGGAAGAACATCAAGTGCTGAAGAATCCGGTCTCTCAGAAGGTGAAATTCGCAACCAGCTGAAATTGCATATTGAAGCAAAATTGATAGAAAAAACAACCAGCTCAGTAACCAGCCGATTTACCGTCTATAGATGGGTGACAGACAACTTTTGCGAAAATCACAACCAGCTGAGCAACCAGCTGAGCAACCAGCTGAGCAACCAGCTGAGCACCCACAAACTATACGAAGAGAACGAAGAACTAGAAGAAGAATACGTTAAAAAAGAAACGAAGAAAGAAAAAGAAAAAGAAATCGTTCCGTCTAAAATCGTTTCGTTGCCTTCTAAAGAAAAAATGGACGAAATAATCGAGGCATGCGAAGCTTACGTCGATGCAAATAATCTTAGAATAGCACCCAAAACCTTGAGGCTATGGGTAAAAAAATTCGATGAAGGATTAATCGTCCAGCAGTTGGCTAATTTGAACGAAAAGAAACACTTGATCACAAAACATGAGGCCTGGGTGGAGGTTTCATTGGCAGCAATTCAAAACTTTACATTAAACAAAACTTTTATCGAAGAATTTAAGGTCAAATCCAACATAACATCTATTATCACCCTCAAAAATTATTGTCGGGACGAAAAGACCGGTAACGATTATCAATATAGTCTTCCTCATGAGCAATTTAAGTCAATTATCACGCGAAAATACAATCACAAACTCGAAGGCGTTTTATGAAATCAGGCGATCATGAATTTTTCAACAAATCGTGCGGAATCGCACATATCAAAAACGACAAAGAGGATATCTTTTGCGTATTTTCAGATTCTTTTGATAATCATGATCAAGCTCATTTGGGGTATATAATCGCTTACGGAGAAACAAAAGAGGATGCGCTCATAAATACAATAAAAGTATTGATAGAAGAAAAGAAAAAACTTTCTTTGAAAATAAAAAATATTTTTGTATCTCGAGAAGCTTGCACAGGGGAAAGGGTTGTTTTACTGGAAAATAAAGCAATTTACGATGTTGATCCGCAGTTTGTAAACAAATAAATTTATTTGAATTGGAGACAAAAATTTACCACATTGGTACGATGGCATGGGTAAGGTATAAATACATCAACCAATTCAATCATATTGAGAATTTATGGATAAACTAAAAGTCACTCGATACCACAAAACCAAGGGGAATAGCGCACTTGTCGGAATCTTCAGTATCGTCGTTCCAAAATGGGGATACTTTTTCATAAACAACATGAAACACTTTGAGAAAAATGGCCATTACTTTGTAGGATTTCCTGATAAAGAATATGAAGAAGAAGGGAAAAAAAAGCATTTTCCTTACACGGGATTTACCGAAAGAAAGATTTCAGATGCTTTCCAACAAGAAGTTTTGAAAGCCATAGAACAATACTTTTTGGAAGCTTCAAGCAAAAGTGCTTTAGAGGTCAAATAGACATATTTATGACATACAAAGCATATCAAAATGGTGTAATTTATAACGATTTATACCTAGAACTGGGTATATGTGGCTATAACTGGGTATAAGTTTAAATAAGTTATGGAAATCAAATTCACTATCCCTATGACTAAAAATCTGATTGTATCCGAAGCTAATAGAACTGGCGAACATTGGACAAAAAAAAGTGAACGTCATCGAACGCAAAAGTTTTTGATAAATTCATATATGAGAAAGCATATGAATTCCAAAAAAGAAGCTTTACCTTGCACTATATCAATGACTAGAATAGCCCCTCGATCTTTAGATGAAGAGGAAAATCTGCCAATGGCTTTCAAACATATCAAAGATTATATAGCTGATTTTTTAATTCCAGGACAAGCAATGGGTAGAGCAGACGGGGATAAGCGAATCCGATGGGAATATTCTCAGGAAAAAGGAAAACCCAAAGAATATGCTATTAGAATTCAAATCAAGAATAATGAAGAAGTAACCACTGCCATATAACAGCACATATCCCTATGCCCACAATTACAAAAGCTTTAGGCCATCCAAAATTATCCATTTACTTCTCCTTTGCAAATATTCCTCTCAAGGATATCCAGTCTTAGTTTTAAATCCCAGTTTTCTTTCTTAAGCTCATTGATAGAAGCATAGGTTCCTTTCCTGACTTTATCCAAAGTTTTTCTTGCCGCTATCAAATCGGCTTTAAGAAAATCAATTTCTGTTGGTCTTGCTTCAAAAATATCCAATTGGAAGATCGCGCTCATATATCTCCTTTCAGCAGGTTACATTTTGTAATCTACTCGTTTTTCAAAAAATGATTGACTTTTTACGATTTACGATTAAAAATATGTTTTCAATCGAGGGATTATGATTAATTGGAGACTAGAACGCAAGTCAATTAAAGATTTACAAAAATTTAAAAAAAACCCTAGAACATTATCTAAAGATCAATTCCGACAACTAAGAACTTCATTAGAAAAGTTCGGGCTTATTGATAAACCCATTATCAACCTAGATAATACCATTATCGGGGGTCATCAACGCATAGAAGTTTTGAAAAAAACAGGGTCAAAAGATGTAGAATGCTGGGTACCAGATAAAGAACTTAGCAGTCATGATATCGAAGAGCTAAATATCCGCTTAAACTTAAATCAAGGTGGTTTTGATTTCGACGCTTTAGCAAATGAATTTGAAATCCCTGATTTACTTGAATGGGGATTTGATCCCGAAGATTTGATGGGTGCTTGTGCTGAAGAACTCGAATCGAAAGATAAAGAAGAAAAGAAAAAAAAACTCCATGAATGCCCGAATTGCGGGTTTGAATTTTAAAGGAAAACTATGACCCCCCATGACGAAGCAAATATTTATCTCATCTCAGGATTTGTGATTTTTTTAATGGCATCATTTTACATAATTTATGTAGTAGCATGTAAATTTTTATAGGAAAAAATGCCGAGAAGAAAAAAAGAAAACCCAAAACCAGTTGGTAATCCACAAAAAGAGATCGATTGGAAAATCGTCGACAATCTCCTTATTGCGGGTTGCACTGGTGTTGAAATAGCCGAAAGATTAGGCATTCATCCCGATACACTTTATCAAAGATGTACTATGGAGAAAGGTTCTGATTGGTCGGCTTATTTGCAGAGTAAGAGAGCTAGAGGCAATAGTTTATTAAGAGAAAAACAATATCATCAAGCTGTGGTTAAAGGAAATACGACAATTCTTATGCATTTATTTAGGCATCGTTTAGGGGAATGGGATAAGGTTCCGGATCAAGAAGCTGGAGAAGAACAAGAAAATCAATATAATGCTTTAATGACTTTATTAAGCGCCATTCAGTCGCAGTCAGCTTTAAAAATCTCTAACAACAATTGTAATGAAGAACACAAATCATAATGCGTAACAGGTGCATGCAATGCTTCTGTTGGGAAGTTCTCATAGCTAGAGATCATCTGTTCTAGCATTAAAATCAAATGTGCTTTTTCATTATTACTCATTGGTTTGCCTACAATCAAATACGAATACACCGCGTCTCTTCCACATAGCAATTGATTCTGGGTGCGCATCGAAGACCATATCGATACAATGAATCTTTGGGTCACAGGCAAAGCTGTTGCCTGTGTTTTGTTCTGCCCAACGCATATCTAACCACCCTTCTTTGAGCACTTCAATTGGTTCTGTGTTGCCTATTGGACGCATTTTTAAAACCAGTTTAAAATTCCAACCTAGGTAAGGATGCCGTATATGTTTTTCAAACCATTCTTCTGTTTTCTTTCTTACAGATTCGGATCGGCTTGTCCAGACTTCTACATTTTGTGTATCTACCATAAAGGAATTTAAAACATAACAAACAGGTTTAATCAGCTCATCCTTATCACAAGCTTCGTGGTATGCCTGCCAGTCGGGTTTCCATTCTCTAATAATTGGATAGCCATCAATGTCATCATTTACATAGTATCTTCCATCTTCCATTTTCCTAGCAAAAGCTATATCAGAATCAACAAAGTGCCTTCTATGCGCGCAATCGGCTAACACTCCGTCTAGGTCAAAGATTATCATGAGTCCTCGGGTGGTTTTGTTAATCGCTTTTCCTTGTCTTCGAACCATTCTAAAGCATCCTCATACCAATAATACACTTCAGCCAGTTCTCCAGTTGGTGAGTAATACCAAATTTCTTCAAAGGATTTGTCAATGTTGAATTTTTCTTTGAAATATTTGGATATCAATTCGCACATTTGCTGACCTGTGACAGATATGGATATCGTTTCTTTGACTGAAACTGTTTTAAATTCTTTTCCTATTAAATCTTTTCCGCGAACTTCCTTATCATCAACAAAATAGCGAGGTTTATTGTTGTGTAAATATATTTCTAGAAATTGGCAGCATTCACATTCCAAAGCATGTTCGTCGCACTCATCGCTTTTCCTTGAGGAATCTACAATTTGAATTGCAGCGGCGAAAGCTGCAAAATATAAATTTGAAGCTTCTTCTATAGGTATTCCCATTGATTCACTCATTTCTTTGATTTTTTCATCAGGCATAGGATATCTTTTGAATTTTATGTAATATTTCTTTTCGCTGTCTTCACTCATCGCTTTTCCTAATTTGCTCATATAATTCTGGAAGATATTTTTTAAATTCTTCTAAGGTGCCATAAAAGCGGAATTCATTACTTGTATCAGGCTTCACGGGTTTTATATAATCTGGTATAGGCGTTCCCCATAGTTTTTTAAGATCTTCTATACTTAAACCAGTGTAACAAGCGGAACACATCATTTTGCCATTTTCATCTCTTCTGTCTTTATAAAGTCTTCCACATTCGCACCATTGACATTCATATAAATTATGCGGGTTTTGAGCGAACCAGTCAAGATTACAGGAACACTCCAAAGCATGCTCGCCGCACTTGTCGCATTCACCGCTCATCGAATCTTACCTTTTTAGCAGTTTCCATTGCTCCCCACTGACATCCCATAGCTATTGCTATAGCCTGTAATTGTGTTTTAGTTGTCCAAGGCAATGAATTTCCCTTCCAAAATATATTGTAATGAATTCCTTCTACTTCTTCATCGGAGCCTATTTCATCATCAATAGGTTTGTTGGATCGAATTTCTAAAGATTCGTTAAAAGGCATCGAAAAACGCAAATGGATGGTTGTGTTCATGCATTCACCGCTCATATGCATTCCAGTCAAAATCGGGAAACCTTTCTTTTAGTTCATGATAAACATCGTCAGTCACATCCTTGAACTCATGCTCTTCATAAGTTGAAACATCATCAACTATTTCAAAGTTGAATCCTTGACAATTTTTCATTGCGATCATTTGAGGCAGAGGATGATGAGGATGATAGATACATTTATCTGAAAAAGATTTTGGGGCCCATATCTGTTGTTTTATTGAATAATCGACCGCAAAATAATATATTCCCATTTTAATTACTCCAAAGCATGTTTACCGTATTTATCGCTCATAATAGGAGAATTTCATTTTCTTCCTCAGAACGCTCATCTCTTTCCTTTTTCAATAAAAAGTCTAATGCTTCCGCCGGAGAAAGTTGTTTCATTTCATTAACCTATATAGTAAAATATTTATCATGCAAATTCCATTAGCACCAAAACAGACCGAATTCATCATCAACAGCACCGCTCATTGGAATTTAGCTCACGGTTCGGTCCGTTCAGGAAAAACTATAGGGACTCTTTTCCGTTTTATGCAAGCAGTAAATGATTGCCCAGATAGCCAAATCTGGATGGTTGGCCATAGTTCAGATACTATATATCAAAATGCCATACGTTTGCTACTAGAAAGCGATCAATTAGCTATCTTTCGACCATTCTGCACATGGTATTCTGGTAAGAGACAACTAAAATTCCGGGATAAAACAATTGCCACTCTAGGAGCAAAAGATGAAGGAGCCATAGGAGGATTTCAAGGTAAAACATTCAGCTTAGTTTATTGTGATGAGATGACACTTTATCCTGAATCGATCATTGATATGATTGATACAAGGCTTTCAAACCCACATAGCATGGGATTTGCAAGTATGAACCCTTCACACCCTAACCATAAGTTAAAGAAATGGATAGATAGGGCAGAAGCAGGAGATAAAAACTATTATTCATTGCATTTTACATTGGACGATAACCCTTATGTGGAAGAAACCTACAAGCAACGTATTCGTGATAGTCTATCTGGTCTTTTTTATAAGCGTAATTACCTTGGTTTGTGGTGCCTTGCTGAGGGAAGTATCTTCGACTTTTTTGACCCATCCATCCATATACTTAAAAGACCTCCCACTGCGGCTGAGTATTGGGTAGCAGGCATTGATTATGGGAGTGTCAATGCTTTTTGTTGCTTGTTAATTGGGGTGAGCACAGGAAGACATACCCAGACAGGCAAAAGGATGTGGGTAGAGAAAGAATTCTATTGGGATCCCAAAGTTATGGGAAGACAAAAGGTGAATAGCGAGTTTGCGGAAGATGTATATAATTTTCTTGAACCTTATAGCATAAGAGGAATCTATCTTGATCCTTCAGCCGAAGCATTCCAATTGGAACTTAAAAAGAGGGGAATGCATGTCATGCATGCCAATAATGACGTGGAAAATGGCATTCAAATGATGACAACAGAGATGAAAAAAGGTAATCTTTATGTTCTTGAAGAATGTAGGAATACGATTAGAGAACTCCAAGGCTATGTATGGGATCCAAAGGCTGCAGACAAAGGATATGACCAACCGCTGAAAAAGGATGACCATGCATGTGATGCTCTTAGATATGTCATGGCAACACATAAAGTAGCAAGTTACAGCCAAATAGAACAATCACCAGGAAACCAAGAGTATTTTAGAAATAGATTTCAACCGACAAGGAGATTTTAGTGGAAATAGGTCAGTTAAAACTTTCACCGGAAGATATGGTATATTTTACAAAATTATTCGAAGATTACATTAAAACAATTATTGAAAAAGGATATTCCTATAGTGAAGCACTTGGTATTGCAAGACAACCTATGATCTTAACTTTTATTGCTCATTCAGTACCAAAAGATCAATTTTTGAAGGTTGTTGGTTGTGAATATGACCTGTATGATGAGCAATGGGAAAACTATTGGAAAAAAAATCATGTCTAGAGAAGACAAATTAGAAATAGCCAAGATGGCATATAAAGAAATCATGTTAGCCTTGAAGTCAGTATCGATTTATAAAGATGTCGATGTTAGTTTTTTTTGGTTTGGTGTATTATCAGTTGACGGAGATTTTTTTATTGAAAGTGATATGAAGGAAGCATGAATGTTTAACTTTTTCAAAAAGAAACGGCATAATTGGGTTTATAGCGATTACATGGGTCAATGGCTTAATCTCGACCATGTTCGTTATATAAGATATACTCAAACAGAGAAAGAGGGCATCCACAATATTCAATTCATTTTTTCTGATGGGACAATGATTAATTTTTTCTCAGGTCGCGATAAGAAAACGGCGGCGAAGAAATACAAGGAAATTTTAAGCTAGATATAGGTTCTTGCCATAATAAAATATTTATTGTATTTTATTGCCATCAAACCTGAAGGTTTCGGAGGCTCTTATTTCTTTTTATCTCCCTCCCTGGGAAAATAATCTAGAACCATCTCAAGGAAATGTTAGGCATTGGCTAGATAACTTATCGGCCAAACTCCAGCCTATGGAACAATCACGCTGGAATCAAGCAAATATCGATACTCTGTTTTATGCTGGTAATCAGACATATATTAACCAAAATCTTAACTTTTCTCCTGGTATTTCTCCTCAGCAATACTATTTCAATCTGGTTCAGCAGCCTGTGAATATGATCACGGGAAGACAAAGACAGCATAGAAAATCTATTGTTTATATGCCAGCCGATGGAGCTGATCCACTCACTACAGATCAATATACACGACTTATAAAGAATATCTGCCGTAAAGAGAGTATTAACGAACAATTCTCTAAATCATGCGAACTGTCTGCTATCGCTGGAATGAATTTAATGCAGCCATATCTTGATTTCACTGGAGATGATCCCGCTCAAGGCCAGCTAAAGCTGAAAATCTGGGAATACAACTCCTTTATGGTTGATCCCTATTTTAGAAATCCTGATATGTCTGACGCGCAAACGATATGGTGTCAAGAATATATCAGTAAATTGGAGTCGCGAGTTAGATTCGGGGAAGATAAAGTTAGGAATGTATCTCCTCTTAGTGGTACACCTCAAAATTATGGAAGATTTTACTTCCTGCCTGAAAACCAAAACATGAATAGAAATGATTTATATGTCTTATCTTATGTCTGGTATAAGGCGGTTAAAAAGAAGAAACGTCTTTACAGTAGAAAAAGAAACCAATTCTTTGATTTTGCAGGTGGCGATGGCCAATTAGAACAAATTCTTTACCATATTGAAGACATGGAAGAAGTTTCAGTAGATAGTACATGCTGGAAAGTCGCTGTCGTGTTAAATGATCAACTCATGTACCAAGATGTAAATCCTCTTTGGGATGGACCAGAATGTCCTATGATTCCAAATTTTTGGAATTATGATCCTCACATCAATCAATATGATTTACGTTCTAGATCTCTTATATTCGCTATGCGCTCCCCCCAATTCCTTTTTAACTACAAGGTGATAACTAACAATGATATCGCCGCTGCTACAATTAATGCAGGCTGGAAACGTAAAGTTGGAGCTGTAGCGAATGAGGATAACCTAAAGAAATCAGGGCAGGGCTATGATGTTATCATCAATCCCGAATATGAATTAACTGATTGCGAAAAGATAATTCCTAGCGCTGTTCCTGAGTCGGATTTAGCTTTAGCGCAGCAAATGGCTGATTTGATCCATCAAGTTTGTGGCATTAATATGGAGAATTGGTCAGGGCAAAACGATAAACAAATATCTAGCCTTACCATGTTATTGAAGCAAGATGCAAATCTCATGGTATTCCAGAAGTATTTCGATCAATGGGATAATGCTCTAAAGCTTTTAGGTGAGAGAATGCTTCAAATCGGTCTAAACAACTGGAATGCTGAGAAAGTCGCCTTGTTAATCGGCGAAGAACCAAGCCCCCATTTTTACTCTAAGGTTTTTGCTAAATATCAAACGCATGTAGAAGAAGCTGATTTAACTCCTACGCAGCAGAATCTACAAGCGCAGCAAATGATGGACATTAACTCAGCCTTTCAAAGAGAAGTGTTTCCTCCTTCAATGATTATCCCTAAGTTAAATATCACAGGAAAAGGGGAAATCATTCCATTCTTACAACAACAAGAGCAGCAAGCACAGCAATTGCAACAAGAGCAAACGGCAGTACAGCATGCATTTGAAGATGCGAAGCTTAAAGAACTCTATACAAAAGCTGCTGGAAATCTAGCCACCGCTAGGGAACGTTCAGGTCGTGCAGAGGCAAACATAGGCTTGTTCGAGGAAAGATTAAGTGAAATTACAAGAAATAGAGCACTTGCTACTAAAGATAAAATGGAAGCCTTAGAAAAGTTGGTTGATGTTATAGCTAAGTACGGAGAGATTGAAGCAGCTCTTAAAATGAATCAAATTGAATCGTTTGATTATCAACAACAAAACAATGAAGATAGAGAAAAGGTAGATGCCAAAATGACAGCAGAATCTTCAAGGTTTATGGAACAAATTATGGGCAATCAACAAAACTCTTCGCAAAATCAACAACAAGCTATATAATTTAAAAAAAGAGCTATTATGCTCAAAACACGGGGTAGTTATGGCAGACAGTCAAAAAATGGGTAGAGCATCTTCAGGCGGTCAACGCATTGATGATCATAAATTCTGGGCAGGCGGGCCAGGTAAAGATATGGTAATGCCGCAAGGCGCGCACACAAAGAACGAAAGTTCAGCAGAAGGCGCTGGATCGGAAATGGACTATGAAGATACAACAGAAAAAGTTAAAGCACAGCAAATGGCTGGTGTAGGCAAAATTAAAGGCCGTCCTATGAAGCCTTTATATAGAAACTAATTTACGCCCAGGAGCTAGGCATGTTTAGGTAAGACGCTAATCACGGATTACCAGGCTCCATTTTATTAAAAGAGGTATTATGAAAACAGGTTTTAACGATCCTGCGGCTATAAAGAATCAAAAACCAAAAGATAAGCCTGTTGATGGCAAAAAATCACCTTGGGATTTCACCTGTCCTCAATACGATCAAAGATCTAGTTGTTTTGTAAAAGCTGGAACTCATTATGGAGTAGGATATAGACAGCCCGTAGGTCATCCAGGAAATCCTAAGACAACAGCATCAACTTTACCTTTTGGAAGACCAAATACTTTGGAAGTTGATGAAAAAGAGTAAGGCACCAAAGACAGCTCATACATCCAATTCTCAAAAAGGAATGGGCGATTACTATGGAACTGGGATAAGAAATCCTGTAGGCAAGCTAAGAGATGTTTCAGGAGAGAAATCTCCTAGCAAGCTTAGAAAGCCTCCTAAGTCTTTAGCCTAACTTTTCCATAAAAATATATAGTTATTTATCTAAAGAATCAGATTTTTCTGATTTTTCTAATTCTCTAAGTATATATCTGCATGCGGATATCCAACCTAAACCGAAGATACATATGCAAAGGAAGATAATGTTTATAATCACAATGACACTTCTTTCATGAGATTATTTCTCGACAAAATCATCATGTATTTGTTCTTTTAGAATTTCAATAACGCGATTGCCTCCGCAGTGATAGCCAAGAAGGAAGACAAATCCACAGATTACCAATGCCACTAGTAATGTCATAATCATAGGGTTCCTTTAAATAATTTTAGGAGGCCAAGGCTTAGGATGACAATCTGCACACATTTTACCCTTCCTTATCTAATATAGCCAAAATAGATTGAAGAATAAAGGCAGTTCTACTTTGGTATCTTTCCTTGCAGTGCCTATCTATTCTATCTATGAGAGTTTTAGGAAGTCTTAGCGTCGTCACAATTAATTCAGGTTTTTCTTCCTCGACTTTGCCTCCTTTATTAATAAAGCTATCAATCTGAGACTTGTTGATATTGTTTCCAATTTTTGGTGGTGGTTTAACTGCCATGAATTCATTCTCCAAGCTTTTAGTGTTTTAATCATAAAGATACCTTATATATGTCGTTATGCCATGAATATTATATAACATAGATATATGTTAGCAATCATTTTGATATATGAAGTCATAAATATTTTTAATTTCTGAAATGGCTTTTTTATCGACTTTTTTGCTTTCTATCACGCCTAAACCTTCGCACGCAGCATTTTTGAAAGCTTTTCTTTGGCAAATCACAAATGGTAAACATATAAATTCAGAGCATTCTCTAAGAATTTCGATTGAATCTCCATTATCATTCCCTTGAATATCTCCACGATTGATAAAAGCATAAATTTTTACTTTAGGATTTATAATAGAAAGCTGAGCGCAAATACGTTTTAAATTACCCACCCTCCAAATATCAAGAGAACTTGGTTGAAAAGGAATTAAATAGACATCAGCTAAAACCAATGCAGAACGCTGAGAAATAGTATTACTTCCAGCTACATCAATAATGATGTCATCGTAATCTTTATACATTCTTTTTACTTGGTTTTCTAAGGCATCTGCTGAAAGCTCAATAGTGGTCCATGACGTCGGTATTTTTTGAAGTTCTCTTTGTTGATTCCAAATGGCAGCTGATTTATCTTCATCAGCATCAATTAAAAGAACTTTTTTCTTAGCGGCTGCTCTTAAAACAGTCAGATTTGTAGCAACAGTAGTTTTACCACTACCGCCTTTAACACCCCCGGTAACTAAAATCATATATATACCTCCTGTATATCTTTTTACCATCATTAAGATGGGAAAAAATGGCAAAAAGAAATCAGGGATATATCATTTTGCTATAAGGAAGGCAAGAGATTTTTTGGTTGATATAAGGCATCCATTTGTTTTTCTATAAATGCTGCTTGTCTTATCTCTGCATAGATGGATTTGATTTTTTCTTCTGGTAAATCATCTGGTTCACTTTTTTCCAAAGAGCCACGATTATTTTTAAATTGATTGATAGACCATAAAACATACTGATTTTCTGTTACATTTCCTGTTTTGTATTGATCCCACATCTCACTTGGAGGCAATAACCAGCATATTTCTAGGATATCTGTTTTGGATTGTGCTCTGAATAGATAGGAGTTTGTCTGGGCTTTAGGTTTAGTTAACCTAGGTTGCCAAAGCATTCTTTTGCTTAGGCCATCATCACTAGTCCTAGGATGAGCAAAAATATAAACATAAGGTGACCTATCTTGCATGGCTAAGGAAAGGGGATTTACTTTTAGACAATCGTTAGCACCTTGAGCAATACTGGCCGATTGATCTGCTATAAGATGTTCTAATCTATCGTGCGTTTCAAGTCTATTTATCTTCATTTTGTCTCCATTTCTTGCCTTATAATGTCAATTTTAGTTTAATATGTTCAAAATTCTTTTATAACCAAAGGACACTATGACAGCTCTTACACAAGAAAATCAAGCACAAGAAAACAAACCATCAGATAAAGAATTGAATTTTCGCAAACAAGAGGCCATGTATCAGAGGCAACTTGCAGAAAAAGAAGCACAGCTTGCAGAAGCACTTAAACTAGCTCAACAAAAACAGGTTCAAAAAGATGATGAAGACGATGAAAACGAGCCTTACGTTGATCACAAAAAACTTAATAAAACACTCAATAAATTTGGCCAAAACACTCAAAGCGAAATTCAAAAAGCTATGCAAATGGCTAAAGAATCGGCTAAAGAAGAGCTGAAAAAAGAAATGTGGTTAGAAAATAACCCAGATTTTTACGATATCTTACAACATGCAGAAAGATTTGCTCAAAGAGCTCCTAAATTAGCAGAAACAATCTTAAGAATGCCAGAGGGGTTTGAGAGACAAAAACTAGTTTATCAAAACATCAAAGAGCTTGGTATTGATAAACCTGAGCAGAAAGCACCTTCTATTCAAGAAAAGATCGATTCAAATAGAAAAGGACCCTATTATCAGCCAACTGGTGTAGGAACAGCACCATATTCGCAATCAAGTGATTATAGTGATAATGGGCAAAAACAAGCTTATGCCAAGATGCAAGAGCTTAAGAATAGATTGAGACTTGGATAAAGTTTGACAATAAAATTATATATAATGTTATATTGAAACTTCCGCTAGCCTTGCGTTACAGGCACTCGCGTAGAGGAATTCGCACCCTCACTAGATATGATAGAAAACGGACGTAGTAGGCTGCGTCGTCCACCGATCTACATGTCATCATAACATTTAAACCAATAGGTTTTTATGTCGATCACGACCACAGGTAATCTGGGGCCGATGATTCTGCAATCACTAGCACCTGCTATGCTTTATGTACCCACTCCCACGATGAATTATATCACCGTGTGCGATAAGGTTTCTATGCCAGCAAATGGTGGAACTACTTGCAGATTCATGCGCCCAAGAGCTTTGACCCCACCAACAGTGCAATTGGGGAATAGCGGTATAGATCCGCCAGCTCAAGTGCCACAACGCGACATCATTGATGCGCAAATGGCTTTTTTCGGTACTGGATGTATTATTAACGAACAAGTTATTTTGCAAGACCAAGAAGGCGTACTCGCATGGGTATCCGAAAGATTGGCTGTTGCAATGAGACAGGCTAGAATGTTTGGTCTGTATAAATCTTCTTTGATTGACTTGGAACTCCTAACTGCATGAAAACGATTGAAGTCTATTTTAAAAGTATCAGTGATTTCAAAAATCGGATCGCTGCCCTTTGGCAAAATCAAAATGATAATGAAATTTATGAATTTTCATTTGCTGATAAAGAAATAGAAGATGCTTTTAATAATTTGATTCGATGTTTTAATGAGAAGGAAGACAAGGCGGAAGCGAAAGCACCGTGAACGACTAAGTAAGAAGACCTCGAAAGAGGAAGCGATAGTCTGAGCACCATAGAGATATGGTGAGGTTGATCCGAAGAGGTTGGCCCGCCTAGAAATAGGTCATAAAAGTAACAGATTGGAAGATCTTATTTTAAGAGACTACATAGTCTCTGCTGCTTCGCAAATTAACGCGGGCGGTGGCTCAAATGGATTTAACCCAACTAATTTGGGTATTTCTGATTTTAGCCTAGTAGCTACTACACTCGATACTAACAATGCTTATAAATTTATGAGCGGTATCGAAGGTATGGATAGATTTGGGACTGGCCCTGTAAGAAGCGCATATTTTATGCTCTCTTCTACAGAACTCCAGTCTGATTTCGATTCTTTGGTTGGTTCTGGCTTTTTAAGTCAATGGAACTACCCAACGAATGCTTCTGCTCTTCCAGCTGAGTATGGTTCAGTATTCAATACTCGTATATTGACAAGCTCTGAAGCGCCAGTTGCTAGAAATGCGGCTATTAACAACGTTGGAGTTACTAACGATGTTTATTATAATACCGTATTAGGTAAGCAAGCACTTACACATATAAATCAAGATGGATTTTCCATGAACTTGATTTATCGCGATCCTTACTATTCTGGAATGCTAGCGCAAAACGCAACTTTGGCGGTTAAATTCGCCCAAGCTCAAGCGATTACGCAAGATACAGCGATTAGAAACCTATTAAGCACACGCTTAAGCAACTTGGGAGTATAATTATGGCTGAATATTCTAGATTAGCAAGAGGTAAATTTACTTCTACAGGCGGAGCGCAAATCGTTAATTTGCCTTTCCAGCCTGATTATGTAAGAATTTTGAACTATACTGTAGCCAATTCTGCTGCTGCTTCACAAAACGTTGCTGCTGCCGAGTGGGATGCATACATGGGTCAAGGTTTTGCTGTACAGCAAGGTTACAATGCAACGCCAGCATTGATTTATGATACTGTTATTGCAAATGGTATCAGTACATTTTCAGCAGGACAATTGCTCCAATTTGGACCTACGCTTATAGTAAACGTTGTTTCAAAGGCAAGTCCTGCTGCTGTAACGACAAGTACAGCCCATGGTTTAACAAGCGGTGATGTTGTAATTTTCGAAGGACTCTTTGAAACTTCAACAACTGGTATGCCACAAATAAACGGTATCCCATTCACTGTTACAGTAACAGGTGCAACAACCTTTACAATTCCATGGAACACAAACCAATCTAATTACACTGCGATAAGTGCAGGTAGCACAGGAACACCTAGAGTTAAGAAAGTTTTATACCCTTATCTCTATTTCCCAGGACAAACATTTATCAGTGCGATTACTCTTGGTACAACCACAACAATTGATACAACAGATGCTCATAACTTTGTCGTAGGACAAGAAGTGGCATTTCGTATTCCATCACAATGGGGTACAACTCAATTGAATTCATTACCTAATACATTAGTGCCAGGATCTCCTGTGTATGGTTATGTTATTGCGGTAACGGATTACAACACTGTTGTAGTGAATATTGATTCTAGTGCTTACACAGCATTTAATAGCAACCAAACCGTGGCGAGTGTCCCAGGACTCTCTTACCCACAAATTGTTGCTGTTGGTGATGTAAACACTGGTGGTGTGGCTATTTCAAGTGGATCGGTATTATATCCTCCTCCACAATTTTCACCAATTGGTACAACCCTTGTAAATACAATTAACGGACCAGCGATTAAAGGCGCTTTCGTTAACAATACTTCACAAGGCTTTATCGTTGGTATTGGAGCTGGAACGGTATTGACTACTTCAGTTTTAGTTGGTGCTACTGGAAACGTTATAATTTGGGAAGCTAAGCTTCACGATTATAGTTCGCCTTAGTATTTGAATGATATATGGGTGGGGGCGGATTGTCCCTACCCTTTTTGGAGAGTTTATGACCTCAGTTGGAACAGTTATATCGTATCCTATTCCGCTTTATGCCAATTTTCCAATTGATGCTGATTTTTATCAGCCAAGTCGTTTTGTTATTTCAAATATAACCCTTGGTGAAACCACCATTGTAACAACAAATGTAGATCACAATTATGTTGTGGGGCAAAAAATAAGATTATTGATCCCAGCTAAGTTTGGATCATATCAGTTGAATGAAACGCAAGGTGATGTTTTATCAATTCCTTCAAGCACACAAGTCGAAGTTTCGATTAACTCTCTCAGAGATGTAGATTCATTTATTTCAGCTACAGCCACGACTGCATCACCTCAAATTCTTGCTATAGGAGACATTAATTCAGGAATAATTAGCAGTTCTGGTAATATACTGCCAAGTACGAATATACCGGGTGCTTTTATAAACATATCCCCACAATAGGAAAAACATGACAGAAAAAAAAACAAGAGTAAATTCTGAATCACAAAAGCAACTGCAAGAAGCAGAAAAACAATTTGAAGCTTTTGATCAGAACATAAAAGATATGACAATGGACCGCATGAATGCAGCTCCAAAGCAAGAAGTGGAGTCTCAAACAAAGATGTCTCAAACTGACATTCAAAAATCTACAGATATTTATCTAAAACCTTTTAGATCCATTGGGTCAAAGGAGAAATTCAATGAAGATTATCGAGATTCGTGGAATTTTGATAAAGAATATGTTCAATTTATTGCAGAAAATAAAGAAATCATTGGAGAAGCTATAGATATTTGGACAAAACCATATGCTGGCCTACCTGCTGAATGGTGGAAAGTACCAGTGAATAAACCAGTATGGGGACCACGACATTTAGCGGAACAAATTAAATCTAGATCTTATCATCGCTTAGTTATGCAGCAAAACGTTTCCGCTGGTTCAGATGGAATGGGTCAATATTATGGTTCTATGGCTGTGGATACTACAGTTCAAAGATTAGATGCGATCCCTGTGAGTTCAAAAAAATCAATTTTTATGGGAGCTAAGAGCTTTTAATCACTACTAAGGAGTAAGAAGAATGAAATTTATAGAAACTTCGAATGCAACTTTTGTAAATTTAGATAATATCTCTCACATAAACCATGAATGGGATAAAAATGAAAAACATCTTTTTTCAATGCTTTATCTTAAAAATGGAGAGATATTCGATTTTCTTGAAGTTCCCAATAGTTTTAATGATGATACAGGAAAAACTCATGTTTTTGATTCTGATCATCTTATCTCTTTACATAGACATGCGATTCATTTAATCGGGCACTATGATCTTAATGTCATTCCAATAAAGACTTTAGAACAAGATGCATGGCAAATATTTTTAGCAGAATTTAATGCTTTTATAGCAAAGGCAGGATAAATTGAATTTGTTATCCGACATCATAACGTATATACGAAGGATCATCAAAGCTCCTTCTAATGCTCAAGTCACAGATGATCTACTTATTGATTATATCAATCGATTTTGGCTAATGGATGTTGATGCTCGCATGCAATTATTTGATTTAAAAACAAAATATCAATTTCAAACGACTCCTGGTGTGGATCAGTATAACATGCCTTTGTATGATGTGCAGATCCAACCAGGAAATCAACCAATTGGTATGTTTCCTGTCTATCAAGGTTTTTTAGGGCCTGCTTTTGTGAATGGGGTTCCTATATCCTTCTCGACACAAAAAAATTCATTTTTTAATGTATGGCCCAATGTAGTGCAGAATTTACAAGCTGTTGCTGTTGGAGATGGTACAACGACGTCATTTTCTTTTAATTTGCCAATTCTTGGGAATACAACACCTCCCAATCCTCCTGTTCAAGGTATTTTGAGAGGGCATGTGGATATCGCAGGGATAATTTCCACGGGGAACAATGTTGACCCTCCTGTATTAACTACTTTAAATACAACTATACCTACAACAAGCACATTTCCAGCTTTTTATATTACATCTTCTGATGCTACTGGAGAGAATATAATTGTAGCGGATAGCGGTCAGTTTTTAACAGGAAATATCAATTACGGCCTTTTAATGTCTCCTGGTAATGCTCCTATAGGCAATACTGCATTGGGTTCAGGGATATATAGCACGACAGCAAATACAGTTAACTATCTTACTGGCGGAGTTAATGTTACCTTTCCGGTTCCTCCTGCAAATGGAGTTAACATCAATGTGCAATGCTATTATTTTCAAACGGGTCTTCCTAGGGCTGTTCTTTATTACAATAACACACTAACCCTCAGAGCACCTCCAGCACAGCAATATCTAGTGGAATTAGATGCTTATCTTACACCAACAGCTTTTTTAAACACCGAATCAGCTATTCCTTTTGGTTATATGGGTGAATATATTGCTAGGGGATCGGCACGTAAGATTCTTGCTGATACAGGAGATATAGAACAATTTCAATTTTATGAGTCTTTATTCAAAGAGCAGGAAATACTTGTTTGGAAGCGAAGCCAAAGACAATGGACTGCTACACGCACAGAAACAATATATAGCCAAGGGAGCACTAACCGATTTGGTGCACTGAACAATTTAGGAGGGGGATCAATATGAGTTTTACTTTCAATACAGGTATTCCTGCTGCCAATAACGATCCTTCTGTTGATCAGCCTGATATGTTGAGCAATAACGTCTCTACTAATGCAATACTTGCAGTAGATCATGTTACTTTTAATACAGCTAATGGGGGGACTCATAAGCAAACGACTTTCATTGGAAAGAATCCTCCAGGTGCTCAAGTTGATCCTACAGCTGTTCTTTATACAAATGATGGAGTAGCTAATGCTACGCATCCTCAGTTAAGATATAGAAATTCCCAAGGAATTTTTCCAATAAGTGCTCTTCGAGCAGCAGCTGTCTTTCAATTAGTTGCAGTTAATGGCGCTGTAATTCCTACAAATGCTTTCAATATTGCTTCTATTGTTGCTTCAGGACCGCCTGCAGGAAAAATTTATACAATAACTTTAAATGCGAATTCTGTTAATAGCGATGATGTAATCGTCAGTATAGATTTTTCAAATATAAATACGGGCGCTAACTATACTTTTATTGGTGGCGTATTAACTATAAATACTACTAACCGATTTCCTGGAGATTTAGCAAACTTTAGTATTTTACAATTTTAAAGAGTTTCTTTATGGGTGAAAAAATAATCGTTGGCCCAGTCGGTAAAGGCTTAAGAAACGACGTTACTCCCTTTAATATCGATAACGATTCTTTTCCTGTTTTATTAAATGCTTATCAGTGGAGAGGAAGGGCTAAAAGAAAAAGGGGCGCATCTTTCTTAGGAAGGTTGCAAAGATATATAGGCACAACCGATGCTGGTGGTAATCAAGTAATTTTTATACTTCCTATACCGATTGCTTCAGGTATTGTTTCATTCACAATTGATAACGATGTTTTTGTCGACCCCGGTGGTGCAAGTCCGGTCAATTTAATCACGAATAGTTCGGGAACAGGAACTCTTAATCGTGCTACAGGTGTTTTAACAATTACTGGTTCAATACCTTTAACGCCTATTATTTTTTACCCTTCCCTACCAGTTATGGGTCTTGAAGATTTTGTTTTATCTTCAAGTGCTTTTCCTGGAACAATAGGCTTTGATACCGATTATGCTTATAATATATCACCAACATTTCCTTATAGCATTACAGATGTGAGTTTTTACAAAAATCCAGCCGTCGATCCAATAGCTTTACCTGGATATGTTCCAAAAGCTACATGGACGCCTACAACATGGAATGGTCAAGATTATCAACAATTCTGGACTGTGAACTATCAAGGTGCTCTATGGGTCACTAATGGCATTAACGTGCCTTTTTCCACCACAAATATTGGGATGCAATACAACACTATCACTGGCGTGATAATAGACGCTGCGGGACCACCTGCAATTGTTACTATAACCACAACCACAAATCATGGTCTAGTCATAGGTGATTTTGTTTTTATTAATGAAATTGTGGGTATTACTGGAATAAATTTTCAAACTGGATATGTTATTGCTTTTCCTGCCGTTAATCAAATCCAAGTCGAATTTCCAAATGCTACCATAGCAGGAGCGTGGATATCGGGTGGTATCGTTCAATACCTTACCAATCGTTCAGATACTACTAAAGATAGTTTAAGATGGTATGATGGTGATCCTACAAATGGGGGCGTACCCCCTTCATTTATTCAAGGTAAAGGATGGGTAAATTTTGCACCTCCTCTTTCACAATCTAATTTTTCAATTGCTGATCTCCCTCCTGCGCAATACTATCTTGTCGGCGCTAGAATGATTGTTCCTTTTAAGGATCGATTGCTTTTTGTAGGGCCTGTGGTACAAACTTCATCAGCAAATAGTCAGGTCTATTTACAAGATACCGTAATATATAGCCAAAATGGTACTCCCTATTACACAGCTTCCTATACAAATACTCCAAATGCAGCGATAGATACACCTGCAAGTGCTACAAATGTTTTCAATCCTATTTTAGTTCCTACAAATCAGACAGCCACTTCCACTGCATATTTTGAAGATGTGACAGGATTCGGTGGATTTATAACCGCTGGAATAGATCAGCCAATTTTGACAACAGGATCTAATGGCGATGTTTTGATAATGGGCTTTAGGACTATTCAAACAAGGCTTGTTTATAGTGGTAATGATATTGTTCCTTTTAACTTTTTCGTGATTAATTCTGAATTAGGCTCAGGCAGTACTTTCTCTGCTGTCAATATGGATAAAGGCATCATAAGTCGAGGAGAAAGGGGATTTATCATCACTGGACAAACAGAGGTACAAAGAATTGATTTAGAAATTCCAGATGAGGTATTTCAGATTAGATTAACGAATAATGGGGAAGAAAGGGTTTGTTCCCAAAGAGATTTTATCAACGAATGGCTTTATGAAACCTATCCTGTGAATTCTATTAACTATAAATTTCCCACTCAAACACTCCAATATAATTATAGGGATAGTTCCTGGGGTATTTTTAGAGAAACTTATACGACTTATGGTGCTTTTAGGAAGCGCACAGGATTTACATGGGCTACGGTAGGAACTGTTTATCCGACATGGGCTTCATGGAATCAACCTTGGAATGCGGGGGCTTCCACTCTTTTACAACCCGAAATAATTGCAGGAAATCAGCAGGGTTTTATTCTTGTAAGGGATGATGGAACAGATGAGGGAAATTCATTGTATATTCAAAATATCTCTTCAGGAGTTATTACATGCCCAAACCACTGTCTTAACGTAGGGGATTATATCGTCATAAGTGGGGCATTAGGCACTATAGGAGCGGAAGTTAACGGTAAAATATTCTCAGTTTCCACAACAACTCAAAATACCTTTGTCTTGAATCCTCCAATATCGACAGGAACTTATTTAGGCGGAGGCCTAATTAAAAGAATGTATGTTCCTTTTATTCAAACAAAACAATTCCCAGTTGCTTGGGGAATGGGAAGAAAAACAAGACTCGGACCACAACAATATCTCTTCACCACAACGAATACAGCGGAAATTCAGCTTTTGATATATTTAAGCCAGAATGCTGATAGTCCTTATAATGCTGGACCTATCGTACCTTTACCCAATTCAATCAATAATTCCCTTATATATAGTACTGTTCTTTACACATGCCCCGAAAGCACTAATCTTGGTTTAACTCCTGCAAATGTCAATTTGAATCTTATCACAGCTGAATTCCAAGCACAGACATGGCATCGTATGAATACTTCTTTAATAGGGGATACGATACAAATAGGGTTTACATTATCAGACGTTCAGATGCGTGATACAAATTTCGTAAATCAATTCGCTGAAATAGAATTGCATGGATTTATCTTGGATGTTAGCCCTTCACAGGTGTTAGCATGACAGCTAATGTGGTCAATCAAGTTGCTTATCTTAGAACTTCAAGGGAATTTCCTGAAGAAATTCATCAGTTGACAGTGGAAGTGAACAAAGCTTATATCGACATTGCTAATACTGTGAACAACCGCACAATTTCCATCTTTCCAACAAATCGACCTGCCATAACAGGGGAGTCTTGGTTTTTTAATAATCAAAGACAGCAAACTTTGCGTCAATTTTATCCCTTTACATCAACTGCAAATATTGCTCATGGAATCACTTTTACCAATATATCTCAATTTACGAGGTTGTATGGACAATATACAGATAGACCTCCAGGAACTAATTGGTATGGTCTTATTGCTGGTAGTAATGTGGCTATTGCTGGTCAAGTGTCATTCTACATAACGCCGACAGATATTGTTTTTCTAGTCGGTGCAGGTGCGCCAACCGTGACACAAGGAACTGTGATTTTAGAATGGCTTTCTTCAGTATGAAATATTATAGTAAAGAAAATAGTTTGAGGTAAATTATGACTTCTATGACTGGATCAATGGGTATGAAGGGGCCAACTGGTGCTATGGCTGGTCAAAAGCTTGCTGGTGGATATAAACAAGGACAAATGCCTAACTTCACGCCTGAACAAATGCAATTGTTCCAAAGTCTATTTTCTCAAGTAGCACCTGATAGTTATACATCAAGATTAGCAGGTGGAGATGAATCTTTATTTCAAGAAATGGAAGCTCCTGCATTAAGACAATTTTCTGGATTGCAAGGTAACCTTGCTTCTAGATTTAGCGGAATGGGGGGATTAGGAGCTAGAAGAAGCAGTGGTTTTCAAAATACAATGAATCAAGCCTCATCTGATTTCGCTCAAGATTTGCAATCAAGACGTCAAAGTTTGCAACAGAACGCAATTAAAGACCTTATGAGCATGAGTAAGGATTTATTAGGGGAAAGACCTAATGAAAACTTTTTGATTGAACCAAACAAGCGCAAATCATTTTGGCAACAGTTTGCTTCTGGAGCACTGCCAATAGCAGGAGCTGCAGCTGGAGGATTCTTTGGAGGACCAGCAGGTGCAGCAGTTGGAGGTCAATTAGGTGCAGCAGCAGGAAGAGGATTTTCTGGGGAAGAAGGCGGTCAAATGGATTTTTCAGGAATGGGTAATCTCCCTACTAGTTGGGGTAATATGGGAAATCGTCTTTCTGGAGCAACTGCTCAATATGGCGGTCAACAAAGACAAATTTATGCTGGCGCATATTAAGGAGATAACATGCCTCAAATCATAAAAGAATATAGAGAACCTTCAACATCCGAAAAATTCGGGAAAGCTTTCTCTAATTTAGGACAAGCTGCTGGTCAAGCAATTCCTGAATATTTGATGGCGCAAGAAAAGAAGAAAAATTTATCCAAAGAAAAAGAGGCTGCCAAACGGTTAGGAATTGATCCTGATTTAGATGAAAAAAGTAGACAGAAAGGTATTGAACTTGCTCTTCAAGGAAAAACACAAAATCAAATTCAAGCTAAAGAAGCTGCTCTTTTACCTAAAATGAAAGAATTTGCAGATCAATTAGAGCATAATAATCCAGATAGTCCTATGCATAGGACTATAGCTGATATTTATCGTTCTGGACTGCCAATGGATGAAAAATCAAATATTATAAAGTCATTAACTGGTGTAGATCCTTTTAAAATGCAGCAGCAAAATAGATTGCAGATGGATAGCGTTTTGAGAAGATATAATTCCAGGATCAAAGAATTAAGGGATGAAATAAAAAATTCTAGATTTTCCGATAGAGAACCATTGAAGAAACAATTGGGAGATCTTAAATCAGAAAGAGATGAACTTTTAGACTTTAGAGCTTTGCAAGGTATTCAGGAAGAGGAAGAAGAAATAGCAGAGGAAGAAGAGGAAGCTTCTAAAGTTAAATTCAATCCAAACAACAAAGAACATCAAGCAAAAGCTAAACAACTTTATAATAAATTTAAAGATAAAGAAAGAGTAAGACAAGAATTATCTAAGGAATTTAGTGGTTTATAATGCCCAAAGATCCATTAGCTTTTTTGGATGTAGAATCCGAACAAGCTCAATCAGACCCTCTATCATTTCTTAATGAAACTGAAAATTCATCAGATCCTCTCTCTTTTTTAGACGAACCCAAAAAAACTGGCTTTTTAGATAAAGTTTCAGATTACTTTTCGAGTGGTAAATTCGGAGAGGCTTTATCTTTTCAAATGCAAAGCGGGGGGCCAGCAGGTGCACCAGCATTATCACCAGAACAAGCAAAAAAAGTCGGAACAGAAGTTGCAACAATTGCAGCTGTTGAAGGTGCTTTTGCTCCTGTGTTGGGAGCAGCTATAGCTTCTAAAGTTGCTCCAAGATTATTAGAAAGTGTTGTTAGATTGACTCAAGCAGGGACAACAGGTGCAGCGGTTGCTACTACATCCAAATTAGTGGAAGAAGGGGAGTTTCCTACTCAAGAAGAATTATTAGAAAATGGCTTACAATGGATGGCTATTGACGGGATTATGCAGGGATTGCATCTTGCAGCAGCAGGAGGAAAGAAAGCTTATGATTTTGGTAAAGCTGTAGATAAAATAGCAAAAGAAGACAAGATCCCTAGAGTTCAGGTATTGAAAAACTTATGGGATGCTACCAAAGGATACATTAGAAGCAAATTTGGGCGTGAAATCAAGACACCTGATGATATAACTCCACAAGATGTTGAATTACTTATAGATAAGACTAAAGAAGCGGAAGCCAAACCTAGTGAAATGGATATTGAGATTAAACCTATAGAATCTGAAAATACCACAGAAAAATCTGTATCAGATATAAAAGAATTCATTACTGAGAAAGGATCGTCATACAAAGTAAACCAAGATGGAACAACTACAAGAAATAAAGCAAAACGAGCTGGAGATTCTGAATTTGGAGAACAACCAGTTAGTGAAAAAACCTACTATGTCTCTCCAGAAGATGCAAATAAACTCAGTGAAATAAACCAATCCAATAAAGAAATACCCAAATCTGAAAAATTACCTGAGAATAAAATTCAAGAAATCAAACGACAAGATATTTCCAAGGAAGGATTAAAAACACAGAAACAATATATTTTAGAAAAAATCTATGATGCTTTGAACAATCCTCAAAAATACAAAGGTCAAGAAAAAATATTATTAGATGTGCCTGGAGATGGACAATTCAAAATCCATAATAATGAAAAAGCACTTAACCAATTTGCTAAAGAGGTTGAAAAAAGATGGCCAGATAAACCATTAAGAAAATTAAAGCTTGAAAGAACACCCAAAAAGATTAAAAAATCTAAAGAAGAAAAACCACTAAAAAGTGAACTTCCTAAAAAACCAACTCAAATTCCACCAGAAAAAACTACTCGTCGCCAACCTAAAATGGGCAAAGAACAGGCTGTTGCTCGCTCTAAGATTTTGAAATTATTTAGGAAAGCTTTTAAAGATCCCATACGGTTAGGCAAATTTAAGCAGAGAGCTGCTGGTATACACAAGTTATGGCCGAGAGTTACACGTCTTTTAAAAGATAATGACGTTGAGACAGCGGCACATGAAATTGGACATAATCTACATACTTTTCTCTATGGAGGAGATTCAAAAACTCCAGAAGATCAAATCAAGAATATAGAAACAGCTCTTAAACCTTACCTTGTTGAATTAAAGCCATTGGCATTTTATGAACCCTGGGGGATGGAAGGTTTTGCAGAATTTACCCGCCTTTATATCACTAATCCCGATGTTGCTTTAGAGCTAGCTCCTAAATTTTATGCTAAGTTTGAAGCCGATCTGGAAGCTCAATATCCCGAACTTAAAAATGCGCTTTTGGAAGCTAGAGACTATTACGATAAATATTTGCATGGAACCCCACAGTCACGCATCAGGGCACAAACAAATTATGTTAACGATCAAGGAAGGCTGGCAAATATTATTGATAGCGTAAAAAAGAATCTAGATTTAGATAATCTGAAAACACAATTTCTTGATGATGTTTTCCCTGCTAAGAGACTAGTAGCAGAAGCATTCGGTATCCCACTTACAGAAGTTGAAAATCTTAAAGATGAACGCAATCTATATAGATCTTTAAGGTTATTAAAAGGGGCTGTTGGAAAAGGAGATGTTTTTGTCTTACATGAGACATTTGATGCTAAAACACTAGATAAGATTAATGGAAGTTTAAAAGATATTTTGAAACAACTTCCTGATGAAGAATCTTACCGTGAGTTCAATGATTATCTGATTGCTCGTAGAACTGTTGAAAAATCAGGTCAGTCTATAGAAACAGGAATTAACATAGGTGATGCAATACAGGTAGAGCAAGAACTAAGAGATAAGTATGGAAAATTAGCCACAGAGCTGGATAGATATAATGATTCTCTTTTAAAATATGCTAAAGACTCTGGTCTTCTTTCCAAAGAGCAATATACTGAAATTAAGAAAAATAATGTTATGTATGCTCCTTTCCAAAGAGTGATGGAGAAAGAAAAAGGAAACGTAGCATCTGGCGCAGGAAAACTCCAAGCTGGAAAACCAATCAAAAGGATGAAAGGCTCGACAAGAGATATTATTGCTCCTCTGGAATCTATTTTGAAGAATACATACAGCATTATTATAAATTCAGAGAAGAATCTTTCAGGACAAGTTTTAGCTAAGCTAGCTAAAATGAAAGGTGTTGGTTCCTATGTAGAAAAAGTTCCAACGCCGATCAAACTTAAGGGAAAAATTGAAGGAGAGATTGTAGAAGAAAAGATAGCTTCTCAATTAATGAAATTGGGAATGACTGATCTTTTAGAAGCTAAAGTTATTAATGGTAAAGCTACAATAGGCTTAAGAAAAGATATTGCATCCGCAATTCCAGACGCTTTCCTAAAATTTGGCGCAGGAAGTTATCCTGCTGGAGAAAATATTGTCACTGTTTATTTTGATGGCAAGCCTAACTACTATGAAGTCTCTCCTGAAATTTATGAAATGTGGACTAAAGGGATTGCTCCATATACTGCTGATATTCTAACTAAAATTCTTCGTATTCCAGCAAGATCATTAAGAGCCGGCGCAATTTTAAACCCAAAATTCATGGAAAAGAATTTTATCCGTGATACATGGGGTAACTTCTTATTCACTAAATATGGGAAGTCAATCAAAGACCCTGCTGGTTTATTGATTGATACTCTATACAGTCCTTTAGCAATGTTAGCAACATCGGCTAAAAAGGCTCCTCTTTACGTCGAATGGCTTAAGAGTGGTGGAGGTATGTCCACTATGCAATCTTTGGACAGAGACGCTGTAAATAAGAAATTAGAGGAAGTTCGCTTCGGATATCAACCACATCAAATTATTAAATGGTTAAGATTAGTTGCTGAGATTTCAGAAGAATCCAATAGACTGGCTGAATTTGGGAAAGCTTTACAAGTGGAAGGAAACACAAGATTAGGAAGAGAAATAGCTGCTTTCGCTGCTAGAGATCTGAGTATTGACTTTGCTAAAATTGGACTTCAGACAAAGGCATTAAATCAGATTATTCCATTCTTTAACGCCACAATACAAGGTGGTGATAAGCTTTTACGTACTTTAGGAAATGCTGATGATAGAAAATCTTTTATCCCTAGGATTGTTGGTTTTATCATGATTCCTTCTCTTATTCTGGCATGGCTAAATAAAGATGATGAAGATGTAAAGGAATTTTATGAAGAGGAAAAAGACTTCAATTTCATTACCAAAATTGGCGGGAAGTATCTAAAAATTCCTGTGCCTTTTGAAACAGGAGTTTTGGTACATGGTTTGACACAACGCTTATACAATTACTTTATGAAGAAAGATCCTGAAGCCTTTGAGAAGTTTATGGAAAGCATCTTAAGAGCTATGTTGCCTAATTTCTTACCTGCTTTTGCTAATCCTATCTTTGAAACGATGGCCAACAGAAGCTTTTTCACAGGTGGAAGAATTATCCCTGCTGGTAAAGAAGATTTGATTTCTAAGTATCAATATAAAAATCATACATCTGCAACTGCACGTTTAATAGGCAGAGGGATGACTTATATGTTAGGCCAAGAGACACGCTCTAAAGCAGCGTCACCTGCTGTAATCGATCACTTTATTAATTCATGGGGAGGAGGATTAGGAAGGCTTTTACTTAATATTTCTGATGCTTCTTTAGAAGCAGCCGGGTTAAGTGATAAAATTCCTGGGCCTTCTCAAACGATTATAGAAAAATTAGGAATAGATGGATTTACTGCTAGGTATCCAAGATCTAGCACACGTTCTATTGAAAAGTTCTATGATAATTATCAGGATGCAACAGCTAGACAAAAGTCATTTAAATATGCTGAAAAAATGGATTTAGAGACGGAGCAAACACAAGAACAGGCTTATCACAGATTTGATAAGATTTATGATTATCCTACTCTTCAAAATGCATATAAAGCGATGCAGTCTTCTCAGAAAGAAATCAACAATATCTGGAACGATCCTAGTATAGATGCCGATCTAAAAAGACAAATGATTGATGATTTATATTTTCAACAAATTGAATTTGCTAAGGCAGCAAATGAAGATATTAAAAAGTATCGTCTAGCACAAGATTAACGTTTAGAATCAGACCACTTGCAATAGCTGTAAGTTGCGATTACTATTAAGACCCAAGTTGTCATTTTTCCTCTAGCAAAAAAACTTAAAATAGCTATTGTATCGGCATGTTTTTTGAACCAATTTGAGCGATGATCTTCCATATTAACTCCTGTTCACTATTTTTACTCTTTTATCCCATAAGTTCTATCTAAGATAACTTTATATAGCCCATCCATACGCATATTCATTCGTTTCATATCATCGCGGAATTCTTTATGTTCACTATCAAATCTTGCTATTTCTTTGTGAATATCTCTTAAGAGAAATTTCATAAAAGCAAAATTAGCCCCAATTATTACAATAACAGCTGATAAAGTCTGAATCCAATCCATATATCTCTCCTGTTCACTATCTATTACATAATGTAAAATATATTGCCCATATTAGGCAATAAGAATCTAACCCGTTAATGATTAAATTATTATATATTATTTTTCTTAAATTTCTTAACACAAAACACTTTTTTGATCTACACCTCTTCTTTCTATAAACTTCCATCCGATGATAGTTGCCCCTTCCTTATATTTTCTTTTTCCTGTTTCTATATCATAACGATCGGAAAAAACTCCAATGTCATATTTTATTAAAATCCCTCTCACATCTTCTGGTACGGGATGTTCTATCCAATCAATCCATTCCATATTTTTCATTTTTCCTCAAATGTTTCTTTCTTGAATCATCTTTTCGATCATTTCCCTTAGGTCAAAAAGCGCAATACGATTGATTTCACTGTAGGGGATTCGATAAATGGACTTTACCCCTATGCCTACCCGGAAAGCCTGAATACGGCCATTTTTGATGGCTCTGCGTATGGTATTCCCATGTACACCCAGTTTGGAGGCAAATTCCTTAATTGAATAGAAGCTTGGATCCAGATCTTTATTTTCCATTCACCAATATTACCCAAATGCGAGAAATAAGTACATACATGGGTAATTCCAATTCAAATTTTAATTGAATACTCTTGTTCCATATTAACAAGAGGTGGATATGTCTAGTCTAGTTTACGGTATAGGTGGTTTAGTTAAAACAGCGCCTGGCGCAATAACTGGAAGTGGCGCACCTCCAGCAAGTTTTAAAGGGATATTAGGACAACAATACTTCGATACATCTGTTTCCCCACCTGCTCAATATGTTTATAACGGGTTAACTTGGGTATCTGGAGGTAATGCATATGCTACTACTTCTACACCAGGTATTGTTCAGCTTTCAGCTAACGTCACAACAGATCAAACCTCACAAACATTAGTTCCTACGGCAAAAGCTGTATTTGATTACGGGCAAGGATTAGTTCTTGCAGGGGCAAATCCTTGGTCAGAAACAGTATCGGGTATTGGTCAATTATCTACAAACGCTGAAGCTGTAGCAGGAACAGATGATAATACTGCAATGACACCACTAAAAGTAGCTGCTGCTTTAACAGCAGGGCTTCCAGTAACTGGGGGTGCGGGATCTTTTACAACTCTTGCAGCTAGCGGACTTGCCTCTTTATCAGGTAGTGCAACAATCACAACTGGAGCTACAGCCCTTAATCTTGCTTCGGATGCATCTACTGGTGCTGTTAATCTGGGTACAGGAGCAGGAGCCAGAGTTATTACAATCGGTAACGTTACAGGCGCAACAGCTGTAGCTATCAATACAGGAACAGGCAGTTTTACCGTTACTTCAACAGGAGCCGGAGACATTGTTCTTAACTCGGCTGATACTGTTCTCATTGATTCAGCTGGGGTTTTAGAATTAAATTCTTCAGCTGGTGTGATTGGCATTGGTAATGATGCTGTAGCACAGAATATCAATGTGGGCACAGGTGCTGCGGCTAGAGTCATTACTATTGGTAATTCTACAGGTGCAACACAAGTAGTTGTTAATGGTGGTACAGCCGGTATTAATATCGGTGCTAATGCTGTCGCCCAAACAGTTACAGTAGGTAACCAAACTGGTGCCTCTGCTGTTGTTATTGATTCAGGCACAGGCCCAATTACTATTGGGACAGCGATTGCAAAAACAATCACGATTGGTAATGTCACAGGAGCTACTGCTGTAGCAATTAACGTAGGTACAGGAAACTTTGTCGTAAACGGGGCGGCTTCTTCACTTTATAATATTGGTGCAGCTACTACTACAGGCACAATAATCATTGGTGGTACGGCTCAGACTGGTATAATGACATTAGGTTCTTCATCAGGAACTAACATTGTAGCAGTAGGCGCTGGTACTGGTGCTACAACGGTCAATATAGCTGGAGGTGCTGGTTCTGCTAAAGCGGTGAATATTGGTACTGGTGCGGTTGCGAATGTAATCACTATAGGCACAGTATCAGGAGCTGCTTCTTTAAGTCTTTTAGTCGGTACTGGTAACTACTCATTAGACGGAGCAGCTACTTCAACTTACACTGTAGGTGCTTCAACAACTACAGGAACGATCACCATTGGTGGTACAGCACAGACCGGTACTATGACATTAGGATCAAGCTCTGGTACTAATATTGTGGCGATTGGAGCTGGCACAGGCGCAACCACAGTTAATATCGCAGGTGGTGCAGGTTCAGCAAAAGCAGTGAACATTGCAACTGGTGCTGTCGCCAACGTTACAACTATCGGTACCATCTCTGGTGCATCTTCACTGACCGAGCTAGTAGGAACAGGGAACTACATCTTAAATGGTGCTGCTACTTCTACCTATACAATAGGCTCTTCTACCACAACTGGTACATATACATTAGGCGGTACAGCACAA